AATCATTGCATCTAAAATCGTGTTAGTGAGATTCAGCACCGCTTCACGCAGGGTCATTGTCCCTTTGGCAAGCCCTACAATAGAGGTTTGCAATCCTTCGGTTAAACCCTCTTTAAAGGTCTTTTCAAGGTCATTTCCCGCATTTTTAAGCTCGGCAATCTTGATTTTCATGCCCTCTAGAGAGCTTTTGGCTGCTTCACCTTGCGCGCCAGGCATTTGGGCGAGCTTTTCGAGCACTGGGATTTGTTTTTCAAGTTCGGCCACAGTTTCGGTGTATAGGGCCTTCAATTGTTGTTGCCCCTCAAGGTGGCTAATTAAGCCAACTTGCACCTGCGCTTGTATGCGTTGCTCTTGCGTGCTTTGGTTTTGATACAAGCGATTGATTTCATTTTGTACGCCGTCAACCTGTGCTTTTGCCTGCTCAAGCGGCAGGATTTTTTTAATTAAATTAATCCCGTCAACATTGGAGTGCTTAGTAAACTCCGCTAACAGCTTGTTATAACGCCCCTCAATGTCAGTTAAATTGGCTTTAACTTCTTGACCTGTAAGACGTAAATACTGGATGTTGAGAGCTTGTTTTTTCTCGTCGGCATCATATTCCTTGGTCTTCGTTTTTTTTGTTTTAGATTGCGCTTTACGATAGCTTTCACCTGCGGCGATTTGCGCTGAGTAAGCCAGTGCCTGATTTCGCTGTTCGTCGTTATCCCACTGATGATGATTAATGTCATAATCACGCTTGCCGCGCGCATCAAGTTTAGATTTTTCGGCTTCCGCTTGGAGTTGTTTAAGTCGGGTAGCGTTATCTTTTGAGGCTTTTGCATCATCCACTTTATTTTGCAGATCAATAACTCGATTTAAGCCGTCAATTAAAGGTTGTAACAGTTTTCCTGAGTCTCCCGCGCGTCTAGCCGCTTCAATAGCGCGATCTTTAAACTGTTCGAGTTTTTGGGCAGCAGTTAATGTGGCGTCAACAAACTCGCCGTTTAACTTGCTTTCGAGCTTAGTGAGCTCGCCCTGCATTTCCTGCAATACACCTTCGTTTTTCTTGATGACATCACGCAATAAATCCTGCGCTTCCTGCACTTCTGGACCGCCCAAGGCTTTCAATTTTTCGGCAAGCTCACCACCGGCGGCAATGGCTTCATCGAATGCCGCTTTGTATTGCTCTTTAACAATGTTCGCCAAATCCACATTGCTGTCACCGAGCTCTTTTAAATGTTTCTCAAGATTGCTGATTTGCTCATTGATTTTGTCGATTTCATCGGTGTTAATAAATCCACCGAGGTCGCTCATCATGTTTTGATGCAATAATTCGTCGCGACGGGCAATAAGTTCATCAAGGTCTTTTTTCGCATCTTCAATGACCTTTTTATTGGCATCAACCTGCATAACACGGTCTGTAAACCCGCCAAGCTCACCTAATTTAGTGCGAGCATCAATCAATCCTTGCGTTTTATCAATATTTGATTGGATGGCGTTGGACGTTTGTTGATACTGTGCCTCTAGTTCTTCTTCTTTGTTTTTTAAGTATTCGTATGCAAGATAAAGCCCGGTAATGGCAGTAATTGCCAGCCCAAGCTTGCCACCTGCTAATGTCAGCAAACTTTGCCCAATTCCGGAGGCGGTAGCACTTGCTTTTGCCGTCGCAAGGTTACGATTGGCAAGGGCAAGGCGTTCTGTGGCAATGGCTTCTCGCTCAGTCGCCACCGCCATGGCATAAGCGGCTTTTGCGGCATTAGCTTCAATTTGCGCTCTAGCAATTAAACTACGGGTACTCACCGCAGTCGCCGTATTGCTCTTAACGGTTTCAATGGCGAGCTTTGTCATATTGCTGAGATAACGTCCAGCAGCTGCACCGGCAACAATCAACATCACAGTACCGAGTTCATCGAGATTTTTTGCTAATGCGCTAATCGCACCAGCGACAAGGGATATTACCGGAACAGCTTTGTCGGTTTGTCCGATAAATTGTAGCCAGGCATTACTTAATTCATTGATTGCGCGTCCGATAGTGTGAGGCATGGCGTTATATTGACGCTGTATTTCATCTTGTGCCTCTTTCATCGCACCGATAATCAGTTGTGGAGTAAGTTCTCCTGCTTCTGCCATCTTGCGCAATTCGCCACGCGTTTTACCAAGGCTCTTTTGTAAGATTTCAAGGATAATCGGCATTTGCTCGGCGACGGAATTAAATTCCTCACCACGTAAAGTGCCGGATGCCAAACCTTGCGACAACTGAATAATCGCGGCACTGGCTTCTGTCGCATTTGCGCCGGAAACCACCGTCGCTTGTTGGATGGTTTTTGTAAATTGGAGTAATTCGGCGCTATTTGCTTTATCACCAAATGCACGATAAGTGCGGGTGTAAAGCTCGGCAGAAGCATTAAATAATTGCCCTGTGTCATCGGCAATTTGCATTAACTCTTTAAAAGTGCCTTTTGCTTCGCGGTTGGATCGCGACACAAGATTAATGCGGGCTTGATAATTTTTATATTCGTCGGCGGTGTTGGCAATACCAGCAAGACCGAGCGAAATTTTTGATAGTGCGGCAAGTCCCACAACTTGCTTTTTAAGTAAAGCTAGTTGTTTACTGATAGATTCAACGCCTGCACGGGTTTTACCAAGTTTGTTTGTCGCTTGGTCAGCGCTTTTGCCAAGCTCATTTAACCCTTGTGCACCGTTACGCCCATCACGCCCAACAGTATTGCCGGCAGTAGCGGTACGTTGCATTTCCGCTTGTAGTAATTTAAAATTTTTAACAGCACGATCCAAATCTGCTTTAACTGTCAGTGCCAGCGTTAAATTATCAGCCATGGGAGTCCCAAATAATGAAAAACGATAAATTATTGAGTTATGTTGCATGGATTATCGCGACATTGCCGATAACCGTCCCGTTATTGATGGTGTTATTTGGTGTGATTGAGTTTCGTAGTCTTATTGCGATCGTACTGTTAATCGGTGTCACCTTCGGCATTTTAAAACTGGTTTTCAAATTTCCGTTTCCTGCCGCCGTTATCGCTGCGCTGTTTCATCCACACCGCTAACCTTTAAAACTTGACCGCTAATCGGCGGTCAATGTGTTTATATAGCTTTCTAATCCTTCTTTGCCACTGTTTACCCCATAACATACATCTATTGTTCGGTCGGCTCGCGCGCGACGATAACGAATTAGGGCTTTTTCATAAAACAACAGCAACTGGCGAGCGGTATAATCCGCGAGTTCGCGATATTGATGACCGTTAGCAATTAAAAACTCTATAATTTCACCCCAGTCCACTTGGCGAGATTTGCCTTCGCCGACTTCTCGACGAGCGGTTGCACCGCCTTGCGGGTAAAAAAATCGGAATTTACACCCCACCAAATAATCAAAAGGGCTTCGCCGTCTTGGTTACCCAGATTCTCTACGAATTCAACCGGTTTATTGATTGAAATTGCTACTAACTCCATCACATTTTGATAATTTGCACTTAAACACACCATTAAATCGTCAAGCGAAAAATCCTCTTGACTGTTACCAAGAGTGGCACGCAATGCGTTTATAAACGGCATAAATTTGGCGTTATATTGCAACTGTTGCTTTAACGTGTATTCCTTGACTTCCAGTTTCTCGCCGGCAACCTCAATTTCAGCTGTCGGAAATAGAATTTCGAGTTCTTTGTTTTTATCGGTCATGACAGAGCCTTGATTCTTGAATTAAGTTCCCCGGGCATTACCCCGGGGGAAATGGTTTATTTGCGGATTTTAATCACGCGGCCAAAACGACCGAGCGTGGCGTCGCCTACTTTAGTGGTGTCAGCGAGCACGGTGGCTTTTGTATTTAGCGCATCTAACGAGTTTTCATTATTGATGAGACTCAGCGCTTCAGTCGGAGTGAAGTTGATTTTGTATAACTCAACCACGTTCCACTCATTATTTTCCGCTAAGTTAATGCCCTCATAGCGCAAAAACAGATCTTTCGGATTGGTGGTGAGCATTGCAATGATTTCAACTTGCCCGTATTTATACGCCACAGTATCGGTATTGGCTGCAATGTCTTTCAAAAACTCTACTGCGCCAAAAATTGGTTCTACGGTGTAATCTGTGCCTTCAACTAATGAGCCGATTTTTACTTCGCTTACATCTTGATGCGCTAATGTAATGCGGTCTCCTGCTTTAATTACTGCCGGCAATTTCTCACTCGTTACACTACCACCTGGCACTGTTACAGGTTCACCGAGCAACAATAACGCTAGGTTCGCCGCGCTAAACTCATGAAATTTAGCCGATACTTCGCCTGATTTCCCAGTGATAATTTTGCGTACTTTTTGGCGAGAGCCGGAGTAAGATTCGGTATGTTCAAAACTTTCCACTGTTAATGAGATAGATAGTTCGGATACATCACCCACCCAGCGTTGCGCGCCGACATTGCCCATCGCGTCACGCACGGCAAGATAGAGTTTTCCTTGGCCATAAGAATACGTTTCAATGTGTGCCATTATTGTTCTCCTTGATTTTGATTTTCGGTTTCACCGTCAGCGGGCGGCGGATTTTCGGCGTTATCAATAGTCTGTTGTTCGGATTGCACTGGCTGTTCCGAAGTTACCTGCTCAGCCGGTTTATCGGATTCATCCAATTTTTTCACCGCACTTTTTCCGCTCACACCAATTTGATGACGGATGAGATACGCCGCGTCAGCGTCTGTTACCTCAATCACATCACCTTCGGCATAGCTAATACCGGCGTGGACATGCGGTTGGTTTAATTTAATTTGCTTCATCGGTTTCTCCCTATGATGATTTTGGTTTGGTAGGTCTCCATCCAAACGAGATAAGAGTTGGTGTAATCCACAATGTCGCCACGGACAAAAAAGGTTTCTTTTGCCCCCGGCACCGGTGGGCGCCAACCCATCAACTGCTCGCGGATTTTGCCGATAACCGGATTACTTACGCTTAAATGCGGCGTCTCAATGTTGTACTGATAAGACTGCACAATCACGATGACCGAAAAGCTCACGGTGACCATTTGACGTATCGCCACATCATTAAGCGTGCCCACCTCGCCGTTTGGCACAACAAACACCGCAGGCGTTGCCAGGCCCGCCAAACTCACATCACTGATAGAGCGATATTCAGCGGTAGATCCCAATGTGTGGATGTAGTCCGGTTGTAGGGGGTTGAGCTGCTCAATCACATGCTTAATGTCAAACGGTCCGTATTGCATTAGTAATCCTTCAGGGTTTCGGCAGTAAACACGCGGTCGCGTTTGGTAAATTTCGGGAAGCCGGAGGCGGGCACAAGCTCATCCTCCAAGCCAAGCGAAAACTTACCTTCCGCAACCAACTGCAACAATTTGAGCGTATCGCGGTAGTCACGCACAATCGGGTTATCCGCTTCTTTTGCCGGTAAATGCTGATGCAGGTAGTAACGGACCAGACTGCGCGCCCAAGTGGTTAAAATGCGCGGTGTTTGCTTAAACGGCAACTTATAGCCGCGTTGACGCAAATAGCCGTCGATTAACGCGCTCGAATCCTCGATCATCTCTTCGATACGTTTAATCGCTTGATTCACCCGCTCAACATCAGCGGGTGAAAAGTTAGCGATGTCTTCACCGTCCAAAATTTTGCCCCAGATTCGCCAGTCAGCAGGCGGTTGCCCAACCTGCGCTGTGACTTGAGAGAGCTCCATAATGCCCGGCTTTTCATAGAGTTGTTGCAGTGTGATATACATGCGGCGACCTTACGCGATAACGTTTTTTAAGAAAAAGCCTAAATCCTTCGCGGTGATCAACTCCTTGACGGACTCGCCAACGCGGTGACGATTGCCGCCACGGTAGCCGATGTCGTTGTCAAAGATGGTACGCACTTCGCGGGTACCAAATTGGGCGGTCAAGCCAAAGGTAGTGCCGTGTTGGGTGTCGGCTAATACATCACGATAAATCAATGAGCAGTGACCGCCCCAAGCGTTCGCTAATACCGGCTTTTTCGCTTGATTCACGGTATTAACCAGCGTCTGACCAACTAAGATTTGGTCGAGCTCAAACAACTCTCGCAAAAACTCCAACGGCACTAAGCCGGAATCACCCAACGTACCGTTATACGCTTTGATGATTTTCTTGTTGGTACGTAACGCTGTCGCCGCTTTTTGCCCTAAAACCATGATATTTGGTCGCATAATTGGCGCATCCAATGCATCCAACAGTTGACGGATTGGATCGGAATCATCATGTGTCCACTGGTCGTTACCGGACAAGGTTTTGACATTGCCGTTGACATACGATTTTTCGTTAAACACCAAGCCTGCGGTGCGGATTTCGCGCGCCAGCTCAATCAAGTTAATGGTTTGTTCTACGGCACGACCGTCAGGGTCGTAATTTGCCGGGGCGTTTTTCGCGTCAACAACAGGCACCGGTGCATCTAATGCGTGGTCTTCGGTGGAGGCGGTTAATTCGGTAGCGCTAAATTCCACTTGGTTTGGGCGTGAGGTACGGCCGACAATGGTTTTCGGCACGGTGAAACCTTCGCCTAAATCATGTTGCAAATACTTAAACTCTTGTTTGCCTACATCGGTACGTGGTAGTACATCATCGGCAATCATGCGGCGGTTGCGGTAAGCAATCGCAATGGCGGTTAAAACCGGATTAACCGGAAAATTTGCTTTACTCATTTTTAATCCTTTTTCAATAGGTGAAAATTAATTACAGTTTTTGCTTAATTTTGATGACCGGGTTATTCGGCGGCAAAACCCGGTGTGATGTACAAGGAGCCCAAATCACCTTCCTCGCCGTCTTCTTCGGCAAAGCCAATATAGGCTTGTTTGGCGGTGGCTTTCACGGCTCGACCTCGCTCGTCGGTTGTTAATGGGTCGCCACGTTTGATGTCGGCGCCGTACATTACCGGATACAAACCGCTACGCACCACATCCACATGTTCGCCCGGGTCTTTCGGTACGCGAGTGGAAATGCCGATAAGTTTATCGGTAACTGCCGTCGCTTGTTTTGCACTGTTTTTATCTTCACCAAAGGCAACAATGCGATAACCTTCGATTTTGCCTTCAGTAACGTAGGCGGTGATTAATTCAGGGGTATTGCTCATTTTTGTGCTCCTTTCATGATGTGATTAACGGCATCGGTCATTGAGATTTCAACGCCCGCTTTTGCTTGTTCCGCTTGATACGCGGTGGCCGCTTTGGCGATAGACGCACCGTCGGCAAAGTCCACCGCGTCTTTGTCTTTTTCGCCCTCGCCAGATTTTTCCGAAAAGTCCACCGGTTTAGCGTTGAGCACATCTTTTAATACGTCGATGGACGATTTAGAGACGGTTTGATTGCCGTCAGAAAATGACACCGGCGCGTTGCCTAATTGCACCATCACTTCAACCAAGCCCGCTTTATGTGCCGGCAAAACTTTGCCCGCTTTCACTAAGCTATCGGCAAAATCAGAGGCTTCTTTTTTCTGTTTTTCCGCTTCCGCTTTGGCCTTTTCGTTCTCAGCGGCTTTGACTTTATCTTCGCGTTCCGCAATAGCGGCTTCACGGGCGGCAAAGTCGGCTTCTTTTTTCGCCACTTCAT